AGCACATATGCGCCGTGAGTTATCTTGGGCAAAACCGCGTAAAACCGCACAGGTGCTTTCTTATTTCGATACAAGTAAATGCCACAATCATTTCGATAAAAAGGCTATGGCACTTTGGGCTGCTCGCAATCATGCGTTGAAAGGCAGATTGAAAGCGCACGCTTGGGCATTAGAAAATGATTTGCCATTTCTCGATCTAACTGATGTCGATCGTTCCGTGGTTCTAGATGCTATGGCGCGGGTGGAATGGTTTGTACATTTACCGTTAGCATTTGAATCTGAATGCCGCGCTGTAATGGAAGCAGTCCTATCTGGTTGCAAAATACACACGAACGACAATGTTGGAATAACATCTGTTCAGGATTGGGATGATCCTGACGCATTAAGACAAATGATTGACAGGGCGGGGGATACCTTTTGGAAACTGGTGCAACAGTAGGAATAGTTGGCATTTGCCACGGCTATCCTGAAAAAATAAATGGCTGGATTGAATCCATACACAACTTAAATAGAAAACCAGAGCAAGTTGTTTTAGTTCTCTGGGATCAAATTATTCCTGACGATCTAAATTTGGATGGGATAAAAGTTGTCGCTTGGTCTGGTGACTTTGCATTTGGCGGAATGTTTAATTTAGGAATACAAAATTGTAATACAGAATGGATTGCTTGGATTGGCATTGATGATCGCTATCGACCACACGCATTAGATTTAATCGATAACTGCGCAGCCGATGTTCTCGCACTTGGTTTTCAGTACGACACAGGACAACTTTGGACACCTGCAAAAACATCAGCAGATGAAATTTTAAGTATGCGTGCAAATATGATTCCGTGTGGTTCACCGTTTAGAAAATGGCTATGGGAAAAAATTCCATTTGATCAAAGCATTGCACCATTTGAAGATTGGGTTTTTTGGTTGGGAACTGCACTGTCAGGCGCGACTTATGATGCGACATTAGACATAGATGTGAACTATGAATATGAGGGGCATTTTGTTCCTAACGATGGACAGGCGCGGGCAACTATTTCGGATTGGTTAGCAAAAACCCTTACAAACAAAGGATAAAAAAGATACACAAATCAACTAGACATTTGTTATACATAGGCGTATGCTTGTAGTAACAGCGCGGGGACACCCGCTAGGACAGAGGAGCAAAAAATGACAAAAGAATACACATACAACGCAGGTGACGGAATGTTCTGGAATGAGAACTACGATGCACACGATAAAGATGGCAAGCAGATCGATCGCTGCACAATCTGCGCCCGCAAACTTGGTGCTGATCCTGTATTTGTTGAAGTTCATAACGGTGGCGATCTTGTTGAATTCGGTAAAGGAATTCAAGATGCAGGATATATGGGTTGCTGGCCAGTAGGCAGGGAATGTGCCAAGAAATTTTCACCAGAACTTATTGGACACTTACTTCCACAAAGTTAAAAAAATTAAAAGTCAGCCCCCGAGCAATCGGGGGTTTTCTTTTTGTCTGGCATACAATAGATAAAGACTCAGGGAGCAAACTTTGGCAATCACAAATGGCTACGCCACATTGACACAAGTAAAAGCAGCAATGCGTATTACAGACAATATCGATGACACATTAATCGAGATGGCAGTTGAATCCGCATCACGCGCCATCGATGGTTTTGCAATGCGATCGTTCTATTCATCTGGAACTGCCACGCGTTACTACGCAGCAGACGATTCTTATGTCGTGCAGACCGATGACATTGCGGGAACTGCGATCACGCTACAAACTTCATCTGCTGGCGATGGAATTTTTGATACAACGTGGGCAGTCATTGATTATCAATTAGAACCGAACAACGGATACACCGATGGTCTTGCTGTTCCATACACACGCATCCGCGCAGTAGAAAATTATTTGTTTCCTGTTGAAGTAGAACAGGCTTTGGTAAAAGTTACTGCGGTGTTTGGCTGGCCTGCTGTTCCGATCGCAATTACGCAGGCTTGTGTAATTCAATCGTCACGTTTGTTCAAGCGTTTAGATTCGCCACTTGGCGTTGCGGGATTCGGCGATATGGGCGCAGTCCGTGTTAGCCGTTACCTTGACCCCGATGTTGAGCAGTTGATTGCTCCGTATCGCAAGACAAGAAACTTTGCATAATGGCATCAGTCGCAGAACTTAGAACGGGACTTGCAACCAACCTTGCAACAATTACTGGATTACGAACAGCAGCGAAAGTTCCTGACGATCCGAAGCCACCAGTTGCAATTGTCTTGCCGCAATCTGTAAGTTATGACGGCGCGTATCAAGGTGGAATGACCACATACAATTTCTCTGTCTTACTTTTGGTCAGCCGTGTATCTGAGAGAACTGGCCAAGATACATTGGATTCGTGGGTTTCATCCACCGGTGCTAACTCAATTAAACTTGCAATAGAATCAGATAAGACACTTGGCGGTGCAGCGTATGACGTACGAGTGTCTGAAGTTCGCAATTATGGTGAAGTGTCTGCTGGTGATGTAAACTATTTCTCAGCAGAGTTCATCATACTTTGCTACGCAGACTAAGGGAGCAAAAAAAGAATGGCAAAATTCGCAGCCACGGATTACAAGGTGACCATCAATGGCACTAACTTTTCCACAAACTTAAATAGTGTTGAACTTGCACTAGAATCCGATGACTTGGAAACAACCGCATTTGGTGGAACTTTCCGTGAGCGCATTGGTGGACTTAAAACAGGTTCATTGACATTGCAATTTATGCAAGATTTTGCAGCAGCATCAGTAGACGCAACTTTGTTTCCGCTTTACAACACCATCGCAACTGTTGTAATTGTTCCGACATCTTCAACTGTTTCTGCAACTAATCCGTCATACACCGCAACTTGCTTGGTGAATTCATATACACCACACGCTAGTTCTGTCGGCGACATTGCAACATTCAGCGTGACGTGGCCTACATCTGGCACCGTCAGTAGGGCTACTGCCTAATGAGAATCACCCTGCGCGTGGAATTCACTAACAACAAAACAAGTGACGTAGTGTGTTCTGCTAAAGATCTGGTTGCCTTTGAGGATAAGTACCAACGAAGTGTTGCAAGACTAGACACTGAGATGCGACTAACTGACCTGTTGTGGTTGGCGTGGCATTCGTTGAATCGCACAAAGGCAACTGACAAAGACTTTGATTCTTGGTTAGATGATGTGGAAAGTATTGCCCCAAGTGATGCTGACCCAAAATCGCAGGTCTTGGAGACAGCAGCCAACACTGGTACATAGCGTATCTAGCGTGTGAAACTGGCATTGCTCCGTCAGTTTTGCTAGATGAATCTGATCGTATGTTATTTACGATGGGTATGTATCTGCGTCACCGTAACAGCAACAAATGAGAAGGTGACGAATGGCAACACCAAGGGTTTACGGCGTAGATCAAACTATTGCCACGCTGCGACTTGTTGAGGGAACAATCGTCACGACTGCGCGCAGAGATTTAAAAAATGCGGCAGAGCCAGTGGCGACAAACATTATGAGTTGGATTCCTGATTCACCACCGTTAAGCGGTATGAAGCACACTGGGCGTACATCTTGGGATAAGTCAAACATCAAAGCAACTGTGCGTACAAACTTTAGTAAACGTGCAGCAAAGAATGAACATTCAATTGTTTCTATCTGGGTTGGTGGCAAAAAGGGTACTAAAGGTGCAGCAGGTTTACAGATTGCTGATATGGCTGGCAAGCGTAATCAAACTTCACGCGGGGAAACAAAACCATACACGCGTAGAGGTAGATCGCAAACACACCTAGTAAATGGACAAGGTGCTGCATTAATAAATAATTTAGGTGCGCGATACGCAACACCATCTCGATTCGTTTGGCGTGGCGCAATGTCGCAGTTACCAAAGATCAGGTCAGATGTTCTTGTAATCTTAGAGAAAGTGTCTGCTGAATTAAATGCAAAGTTGGTGGTTAAGTAATGGCTATTGTTCTGCCAATCGTTGCTGCGTGGGATAACAAGGATCTGAACCGCGCAATCGCCGACATTAAAAAGGCTGAGGGTGCATTTCAAAAGTTTGCTGTCGGTGCAGATGTAATCGGTGAGGGATTTAAAAAAGCGGGCAAGTCATTAACGATGAATGTCACCGCGCCGTTAGCGTTAATGGGTGGCTACGCCGTAAACACTGCTGCTGAGTTCGAAGTATCTATGGCATCTGTGCAAGTAAACGCAGAAGCAACTGGCGATCAAATGAAACAGTTAAGTGATCTTGCATTAAAAATGGGACAAGACACCGTGTTTAGTGCGGGCGAAGCAGCCAACGCAATTCTGGAATTGTCTAAGGGTGGTTTGGCACCAGCAGAAATTCAGGCAGGTGCTTTAGAATCCACAATGAACTTAGCGGCAACTGAGGGTATGGGACTTGCTGATGCTGCTGTAATTATTGCGCAGACAATGAACACATTTAAATTGAGCGCAGAGGACACGACTAAGGCTGTTGATTTCCTTGCTGCTGGTGCAGTCGCATCTACTGCGGGCGTGCACGATTTAGCCGATGGTATGAAATATGTCGGATCGACAGCATCAACTTTAGGTGTCGGTATGGGCGACACGATCACCGCACTTGCCGCAATGAACAATGCGGGCATCGATTCCACGACTGCTGGTACATCTTTGAACAGAATGTTGCTTGGTTTAATTCCAACAACGCGTAAGGCTGCAAAGGAAGCAGCAGAACTTGGTCTGGAATTCTTAGATGCAAATGGTTCACTGCTACCGATGAATGAAATTGTTAAAGAATTGATTGACACCTACGGGGGTATGGGCGATGCTGCGAAAGTTGCGTCACTAAAAACTGTATTTGGTGTTGAGGGTATGCGCGCTGCAAATACATTAATTTCAATGGGTACAGAGGAATATGCTGCACTTACAGATGCTGTTAATAAGCAAGGTATTGCGCAGGACTTAGCAAACGCAAGAATGTCTGGAACTAAAGGTGCGCTGGAACAACTAAAGGGTTCTGTCGATACTGCGGCAATCGCTATCGGACAAGCATTAGCACCAACAGTAGAATCCGTTGCTGGCACAATTCAAAAATTAGTAGACAAGTTCAGTAAGTTATCGCCAGAAACACAGAACACGATTGTAAAAATTCTAGGAATTGTTGCAGCCGTAGGTCCACTGCTTGTAGTTCTGGGTATGGCAATCGGCGCACTTGGTAATCTCGTTGTGATTTTTAAAACCGTTGGAATTGTTATGCAGTTCTTGGCACTGAATCCAATCGGTATGGTAATTGTCGCGATCGGTTTAATGGTCTTAGGTATTAAGTATGTAATTGATCATTGGGACTTGTTAAAAGAATCTGCAAGTGCCGCTATGTCAAACATAAAAGACATTGTTGTTAAGGCAAAAGATTTCATTGTAGATGTGTTTAATACAGTCGGTGCATTTATCGCAGAGCATCATCCGCTTGCACGACTTTATCGAGCAGTTACAGAATTCACACCGACACTATTAAAACAATTCAGGACTATTGGTTCTGATCTAGTCGCTGGAATACAGCAAGGTGTAAGCGACAGTTGGAGTAGTTTCAAGTCTTGGCTAACTAGCAAACTAGGCGATCCAGTTAAGTGGGCAAAACAAGCATTAGGAATTAGATCACCATCCAAAGCCTTTGCAGAGATCGGTGAGAATGTAGTTGCTGGTTACATACAGGGCATTAACAGTATGACCGCGCAGTTACAAAATACAGTCGGCGATATGGCTTTGAGTTCCACGGTTGCGTTAGATGGCTCTGTTCCATCTGCATCCGCATCTACATCGACATCTGCAACTACCGTTTACAACATAAGTGTAAATGCAGGTATGGGAACCAATGGCGCGCAAGTTGGTAAAGAAATTGTGGATGCAATCAAGCGGTTTGAAAAATCCTCTGGACCAGTATTTGCGAGTGCGTAAATGCCAGTTCCAGCAACCGTAGTAGAAATTGGTTTTGATATTTCGGGCTTGGGTGGCCCATTCTTTTTATTAGATGATCCAGTTGCAGGCGTACTAGACAACACTGAGTATTTACTTGGTGGCGAATTATTTTATGACGTTACTGACTTTGTGCGTGCAGTATCAGTTAGGCGTGGTAAGTCACGGCAGTTAGATAAATACACCGCTGGAATTGCAAACATCGAATTCAATAACAACACTAGAGTTTTTGATCCAGAAAATGCGTCCAGTCCATACTTCGGGCAAATTATTCCTAAGCGCACAATCAAAGTTTCCACCGGTGGCTCTGCTGTTTTTTATGGCGTAGTTGATGACTGGAACTTGAACTATGATTTGTCAGGTTTATCTTTAGCAGGCGCAGATTGCATTGATGGATTTACACAGTTAGCGCAAGGTGCTTTGTCTGCGCATACTGCAACATCGCAATTAACTGGTGCCAGACTTGATGATGTTTTAGATCGGGCAGAAGTTGCTTGGCCTGCTACGTTTAGAGATATAGATGCAGGCTCTGAATTACTGCAAGCAGATGTAGTTGCTGATGGAACTAATACGCTT